AAATACTGGCCAGAGCTTAAATTAAAATTGATCACATCAACTCCATTCACCTCAACATCAAAACCCTTGTTATTCGTGCCCCCGCTACTATCAGCCGTAATAGCTACGATGGTGCCATCAAATGGCATAATATAGCCCGCGTCAGCGTCACTCATAAAGCCCACCCTTAAATACTCATTATCTGCCCCGCCGTTTTCCGCAAATGTAAATTGCTGAGGCATTAGTGACAGAAATTTAGAGCGCGTGGCGTCATAACTGTAGGGAGATCCATCTGAATCCATGAATATTTGGCCACCACCTAGCCCTGTTGTGGGGGTGGTGGCATTTGGCGTGATCTCAAAAGGCGCAGTGGTTTCGCCGGTATTATCTAGGGAAATAGGCCCGCTAGTTGTGGAAACGCTTTGACCTCTATTGTAAACGTCTTGCAACGTATCATCATTTACTTCCGCGCCTGCTTCAATCCCGGCTAATTTAGTTTTTTCTGCATCTGTAAAAGCGTTAGTATCTGCGTTTGACTCATATTCCGTTTTGATTTCTGAGGCTGTCGGGTTAACTTCGGCCCCCGTTTCGATGCCAGCTAATTTAGTTTGCTCGGCGTCCGTAAAAGCATTGGTATTCGCGTTCGATTCATATAAAACTTTTACTTCTGCCGCGTCTGGGTTAACCTGGGCCCCCGTTTCGATGCTTGCAAGTTTATTTTGTTGGGCGTCAGTAAACGCATTGGTATCGGGATTGCTTTCATATTCGGTTTTGATCTCTGCGGCAGTTGGGTTAACTTCTGCGCCCGTTTCAATTCCTGCAAGCTTTGTGCGTTCTGCGTCAGTGAAAACCTTAGCCAAAGCAGTTTCAACCATGTTACCCATTGAAAAAGCATCACCCTCGACTAAAGTGGGGTCATACATGCTTTTGAGCATATCGCCAAGATAACCGACTAATGAATCCTCCCATAAGGGCGTATCATTAACAAACCAAAGTGTTTCCGTAGACAGCACACTCGCTGTACTGCCTTTTTGCGTTGTGGCTGCTGGATAGGCTGCCTCTAAAGCTGTGGGATCGTTAAATATCCCTAAAAATCCGCTGCTACTGTCGCCGCTAATAAATTCAGGTATTGCGGTGCTAGTGTCTGGTCCGATTTGCAGGATTGCAAAACCGTCAGCCGTCACCGTAAAAATTACATCTTTTTGACGCAATTGTTTTTTAGAGGAAAAATAACCGCCCGAAATAACCTCAAGGAGCGTGTCGCTAGTAGTATATGAAAAAACCGCTGGCGAATCAGTGCTATTAGCGCCTACTGGGGCAAAATTATTTTGATCAAAAGCCATTATAAGACCTCGTACTTGTCGCCACTAGAAAGAATTAGAACCCCATTTGAATCCATAGCCTGAACGGTGGCATGCCATTTAGAGTCAAGCGGCTTATAACAGCCATTAGGGAAGGTTTCTGTATCACTGCACACTATGGTTTGCTCAATAGGCTTGAAATAGGGGCTGGTAGGGTTTCCCGCGTATGTATATTTTAAAATCTTTTCCATTTTACACCTATATGAACTCAGCTTCGCACCACGGGACCGAACCGGGGAATGCGTTAATCGTATCCGTCCCGCTTTGGGTTATGCTCACACCTATAGCGGTGTTTAATACTTTCCCGGCTGCCATGTTTACAATAGGTACAAGAGCGTTAGCTTGCACAATAGGGTTTAATATTGTGAGCTCGTAAGTGTTCGTAGTGGTGGCGACATACACCTTACCTAGAGAAACATCGTAATAGAATCCGACCTTAAAGCCGCTCGTTAACGTCAAGCCATCTATAATAAAATTGGTCGTGTTTACGTCTGCCACATCATAAAGCGCATTAGCTTCGACCCCGGTGCTATGGGGCATAGACCAAGCCACGAGAAAGCCCGCTATACTTTGGGCCGCAATTCCGTCAAACAATGTAAAACCAAACCAGACATTCGAGTCGTCAATTTTTCCGGCCCCCTGCCCGATGGTAAAAGGGATATTTTCAGAGTCAATTTCTGTTTCACCTAACCAAATTATTTGGTTTTGGTTAGCCTGAAAAACCGTATTCGCCGCGCCATAGGTAGTACCCCCATTCCCTACACCTAAGCTAGTACAGGTAATTATGCGGTTGTTATCACCGCTAACCGCGTCGCTTTGATTAGGTGCGCCGGGTGCAAAAATAGAAAAATTCTCAAGATCACATACATTTGATGCACTCTCAAAGATACGGACCAGTCCAGACCTAGCCGCATTTATTTGTCCTGCAAAATTACCATCCGAAGCAAAACACAATACTACATCGCCCTCATCTAAGCCGGGGCGCTTGCTTATAAAATAGTCAGCCGTTAAAACTTGCGCAATCGTGTCAGCCGTTGAATAAGCAAACACGCTAGGGGCCGCACTTGATACCGCACCGACCGGGCTAAATGTGTCTTGTGTGAATGGCATTAGAGGCCCACCACAATCGTCGATGTGTCCGCTTGAACTACACCAAACCCAGCGCCATCCGAGGCTGAACAAATGACAATATCACCTTCATTGAGCTGATCTTCTTTGACAACAAAATAACCGGTTGACTGAACATCTGCTAAGGTATCCGGCGTCCGATAAGAAAACAACGCCGCCGCTTTGGTACTGTTAGCCCCTACCGGGGCAAATGTTTCTTGAGTAAATGGCATAATTAGGCCCTAAAGTTTGCCGCTGCTGCGTCTGCTTGCCATTGTTTACGATAAGCAGGGTTCGACATTAGTCGATTTCCATTCTCATCCGTAGCAAATTGACGCTTTTTGAGTTCTTCATGTGATTGTACATCATCATTGTCCAAGTCGTCATCCCCTGGATTTAGGCCGGGTTTTTGCGTTGACTTTTTAATAATCTCTAAGGCTTCGATAGCTTTAGCGCTATTCATTAAACCTTTCAGAGCTGCGGCCTCATCTTCTGGCAGTGTTGCATCTAGCCAAAGCTGCATATCTTTAATTCTTTGGGGACCATGATCACCCAACAAAGCCATTTCTTGCTTTTTAATTTCTTCGACCGCTGCTATTTGCTCAAGCTCCGAACCTACAATCGCATTCAAAATGCCGTTGAACCCATCTTGACTAAGGTCGGATTTACCGGCTATCTCAATGAGATTGGCAATTAAAGGGGTTTCAGCGTCCAATCCTTCAAGCATGGTCTTGTCAAAGTCAGAGGAAAAGCCAAGCTCATAGGTTTCCGGGGCTTGGGCTTTGCCGCTCATTTTTTGTTCTAAGTGCGTGTAAGACTTGAAAGCATCTTCTAAACGCACTTCCTTGGTTTCGTTATTCCAAAACTTTTCGGGCACATATTCTGGGCGCTCTGCTGCCTGTTGTTGCTCTTGTTGTTGCTCTTGTTGTTGCTCTTGTTGTTCTTCACTCATTACTATTCTCCTGTTGGTAGTAATTATTTGTTATTAAGTCCAATACTTCGCATATATCACGCACGAAAGCGGCTTTGCCCTCCCGGATACCATGATACTCTAGCGGCTGACCGGGTATAATCGTTGGCGAAAATACGTGATCTTTCACCCACACATCAAGTAATTGTTTCCCGTCCTCTGTGGTAAATACTCGGTTTACTAAGGCGTGATAGTCTGCAATTTTCTGTTCAAATTCGATTCTATCTCGCTCGCTTTCTTCAAAATCAGAATTATTCAATCTCCGCTCCCGCTTCTTCTGCTAATGCCTCGCCCGTCGCTAATACTGTGTCTCCGACTTCTTGGGCCTCATCCCGGCTTCGTATCAACTCTTCAAAGCCGCCAATCTTAACGGCTAAATAATCTGGCATATCCTCAAGCTTAGTTTTTAATGCCGTGATACCTGGGCTATAAACCTCAGCTTGCGCCATAAATTCAAAATACGTTCTTAACCCTTGCAAATCTTCCTGGTCTTCAATTTGAGCTAATGGCGAGGTGTGCTTAATGGTCACTTCGCGCCCATCGACTTTAATTTCAGGTAATTTGCCCTCAGATTTTAAGATATCGACACATCGAGCAATAATAGGTTCGACCCATTCCGATTTAAGGCGACCTAATTGCGCGCCGCTATTCTTGAACATTTCACTATTACGAATACTGATCTCAGTTGCGGTCCTTACCGGGTCGTTAAAACTTGGCATCGGTGAGGCTAGAAAAGCGTCTTTGATTTCCTGCCTAAGCTCGGATCTAAGTAATTGGTTAAACTCTGGCTGACCGGCTGGCGGCAGGGGTTGCAAGGAATCCGGCTGCTTTACCGGAATAATTGCATTCGGGCGAATCTTTAAATTGTATGGATTGACAACCCCGTCACTCACTGCGGTATAGGCACCACTGACAGCCATAGACGCATGACGCAAAGTAAACTCAGTCATCTTGTTGAGCGTCTTAATACTGGCTAGCATTTTAATTGCTGGGCCTCTTCCATAGATTTCTTGCGGCGTAACCGCCCATCTGGGAATAATAAACGGGTTGGTATCTTCTGTGTGATACTGGTTGAGTTTTAATCCGTTTTCTTCAAAGACGATTTGAAAGTATTTTCTACTCTTTGAATCGTACAGGGACGCCATAACAACCGTTACGGGCGAATCATCACCTTGTTTAATAGCTTCTAAAACTGAGTCAGACCATTCAGCATTAGGGAAAACTTGCGCTAAAATCCGCGCGGGGGCTTTCTTTAACCTAAAATTATTCTGAATCGTTGAGTTTGGGCCTTCCTCTAAAATCAATTCATTTAAAGGAATGTTAGTAAACACTAACAAATCGTCGCCGTCGCCTCGCTCAACCAACATAGCACCGGTACCGAAACATAAATCTAAATAGGTTTCTGTGGCTTGCGAAGTAAAATTTGAGTGATTAATGAAATCAAAAAGAATCTTATTTGATTGGGTCAATGCCTTATTGATTTCATCTTGATTTTCTTCGGGAATATCCGAACCCGCTCTAAACTCCGACCAGCGTTGCCAAGATGGCGTAATAGTAGACATAATCCGGCTTGCAAAGATGTCAGCCGCTTCTTGTGCGGTTGTGTCATAAACCAAACGGCCTTTTTTCTCGCCCTTAGCATGCTCATAAAATGCTTCACGCTGGGGGGTTATATACTGCTGCGCCTCACGATATAAGGTGATCCAGTTGTCTTTGCGACCCTTGGCCTTTTTTAAGCGCTTCCCTAGGGCTTCCTGAGTCCAAGGCAGTGGTAGTGTGGGTTTTCCGGGCTCTTTGTAAGACATTAGGCTAACAAACTACCAGCACGACCGGTTAACAAGCCACCGCGACCACCACGCCGGGCGACGTTTGACCGCAAGGCAAGCTCATTTTGCAGTTCAGCGCCTTCTAACAGTGATTCCCGCATCTGGCGGGTTTGAATCTTTTTTGCTTCCCTTGCTGCGCGCTTTTCTTCCGCTCTCGCTTTTTTGATTTGCTGCGGATCAATTAAGCCTAATGTGCCAAACTTGACTAAATCGTTACGCTCCCGCTTCATTTCTCGGTTCGCCTTACTTAGGCCGCGCTTAATTTCTTTGCCTATGCTGCTCAATATACCCATAATAAACCTCGTACATAATAACGTTAGTGTATGCTTACTTTGCGTTTTAGGCAAGTGGATCATAATCATTATCCATAATATAAACCTGTCCAAAATCATCGGTTTTTTTCATAGTCTTAATGTTTGCCATCACCACTGCGTCTGACTTATCGGGCGAGTGACCTAAAATCTCTTTAACCTTATCTTTGCTCAATACAAAAATACCTCGGCTTCTAAGCTCCCACTTGTGAGCGCACAACTCAGCCTTTAATGCAGGGTCAGGAGGTAGAGCAACCCCAGTATTGTTTGCAGGGTTTAACTCTTCTCGCATTCTCCAGTACATCATAGAGCGGAAATTGTAAAAGGATAACTGGCCATTAGTATCATTCTTGACGGGTTTGGTCTTCTCGTCGGTCGCATTTATCCCGTTGATCGCTATTGTGTGGATATTGTTCTCAATTAAATGAGTGTGCGTGTCTTTACCCCAGCCCACTACATCAACATGGACGGGTGCATTATCTCGTCTAGCAGCAATGACTAACGCGGCTGTGAGCGCTCCATTAGGCGTATCTGCTCCAGGGTGATCCTGTAATTTATCAAACCAATTACCATGCCTCGCACTAATACAAGTCTTGTCCTTTCCTCCACACGCTACATCGACCCCAAGCGAGTCCATAGGAGGCTTTATGGCTTTCTCTTCCCATCTAGCCATAGCCATATCCACCCACGCACTAGGTATAACCTGCCAGGGGTCATCGGTAACACCTGCGGAAAAGTCACCTTTGAGCATTTGCGAGCGTAACGGTTCGGGTAATGATTGGAGTGTCGCCTTATAGCCTGACTCCATATAATAAATATTATCCTCAACCTTTGCAGGAATGAAGGTGCGCGAAAGGGGCTGAACATACTCACCCTCAACTAAAATAGGTTTTCCGCTCTCAACCTCGACTTCTTTTCCGTCAATGGTAGTAAACCAGCGCAATTCCCCCGGTGCAGCGGGGTTTGGGTGCATAGGATCTAACCACGGCGCAAAGAACTCAATCACCCAGCGGCCCTCGGGGGTGGTGGGAGGGTTAAACGTCATAACAACTCGAGTTCTCTGGCCTGGCTGACTACTACGCTTCCACCCCATTAAGAACTCAACCATGTAACGGGGAATCTCTGTAGCCTCGTCAAAGCATTTTAAATCGTGCGGAATACCTTGATATTTCTTGTGGTCCTGTGGGTTAGCCAAACCCCCAAACTGAATGATCTTGTCATCGATGCGCCAGATCTTCGATTGACTGTTGAAGCCATCCCTAGTTTCTGTGATTTCCTCAATACGATCATAAATCCCTTGTAGCTGGGTGCCCTCCTTCCGATAAATGATTGATCGAGTGTGTTTCGTTAAAGCTAAGCCGACCTCTAAGTCTGTCTTACCACCACCAGCCGCACCACCGTAGCCAAGTATATCTGCTTCTGAGTCATGCGCCCTTTGTTGGGGCCCTTCCATAGGCGACCAAATAGGCATCCCATCCGTTAGGAGTCGGTCTAATTCTGCTCTATCCTCGTCGTTAAGGCCCTTCATGGCCTCTTCGATTTCATCAGGACTCATTATTATTGGCTTTCCCTTTAGCTAGTAAGGCTGAAATCTTTGCCTTGCGCTCTACTTCGGTGAGGTTTAATGATTGACCCTGTGTAGTCACATCAGTTTCACTCTTATCTGAGAACCCATGCTTCCCTAATGCTAGCTTAGCTATGTTCGGATTAAAGCGCCCATTTAAGCCTTGATTCATAAGTAATTTACATTGTCTGTCTAAAATAGCTGCTAATATGTCCGAAAACGCCTCTTTTCCTTCCTGATCTCTCCATTCATAAAGTGTTGATC